AGGATTAGACAAGACTGGAAACACTCTTGACATTGATTCAACTGTAACAACAAACGATGGAACTCAGACACTTACAAACAAGTCAATTAGTGGTTCAGCAAACACTATTACAAATGTTTCCCTAACTACTGGAGTTACAGGAACACTTCCTGTTGCTAATGGCGGTACAGGAATCACATCCCTTGGAACTGGCATTGCCGATTTCCTTGGAACACCATCTTCTGCAAACCTTATCTCAGCAATTACAGATGAAACAGGAACTGGGTCACTAGTATTTGCTAATAGTCCAACCTTTACTACACCAACCCTTGGTGCAGCAGCAGCGACAAGTATTGCTCTTCCAGATGTTCTTCTTGGATCTGCTCTTGCTACCGCTTCAACTTCAGCAACAACAATTGATACATGGTCAGCAACTACATACTCAAGTGCTAAATATATCGTACAAATGAAAAAGGGTAATGATATTGAAGTAATTGAATTACTTGTTACAGTTGATGGAAACAATTCCGTTTACTTAACAGAGTATGCAGATGTAATCAGCAATACCGAACTAGGAACAACTAACGCTGTTTACAGCGGTGGAAACGTTCTTCTTCAGGTAACTGGTGCATCAGCAGATACTGCTGTTAAAGTAAGCAAAACTTATATCGAAGCATAAAAAGAAATAGAGGTTAGAAGTGGCAACAGTAAATAAAGACTTTAGAGTAAAGCACGGCATTGCAGTAGCCCAAGGCGGTACTTTTGGAGGAACTGTTACAGTTGCCACTCCTACTGAAAACACACATGCAGCAACAAAACTATATGTAGATACAGCAGTTGGAACCCCAACAATTGGAACAACAAAACCAGCAAATCCAGTAAATGGAAATTTATGGTTTGATACATTAACAGAACGTGTACATGTTTATTACAGTAGTGAATGGCTTGCAATTGCAACATTAGAAGATGCAACAGAACTACAAGACCACATCCACGATACGTCAATTGATGGAAATGGTTTAATTGTTACTACATTTATTAGTGGTGGGGCTTATAATGAACCAGGAGTTCTTATTAGTGGTGGGGCTTATAACACAAGTAACGCAGATTTTGAAGCAGTATTTAACGGCGGATTGGCAACAGATAATTTTAATTAATAATCTGTTATAATATATACCATACACCAAAGGAGTAACAATGGCCACCAGAATGCAACAGCGCAAAGGAACAGCAGCGCAATGGACAGCAGCAGATCCAATATTAAATGCTGGAGAAATTGGATGGGAATCAGATACAAATAAATTTAAAATCGGTGATGGAACAAACCATTGGGACGATTTAACATACTTTTTAGACGCAACAGATACAGGATTTAACTCTGCAGATTATCTTTTAGCAACATCAAAAAATGCAGTAAACGGAGTTGCAGCAGTTGATGCAGATATCAATGTTTTAACAAAAACTGGTGTTGTTTTTGAAGGCGCTACCGCCGACTCTTATGAAACTATACTTACAGTTGTAGACCCAACAGCAGATCGTACAATCACTCTTCCAAACGCAAATGGTACAGTTGTTTTGGCTGACGGTAGCGGAAATGTTACTGTATCAGGAAACCTAACTGTAAGTGGTACAACTACTACTATTAATAGCACAACAATTAATGCTACAACAGGAATTGTTTTTGAAGGTGCTACAGCAAATGATTTTGAGACTACTTTAACAGTAGACGACCCAACCGAAGATCGCACAATTACAATTCCAAATGCAAGCGGACAACTTGTTCTTCGTGATACATATGAAACACTTTCAAATAAAACATTACAAAATGCAACAGTTTCAGGTCTTGTAATTGCAGATAGTTCAATTGTTATTGAAGGTGCAATTGCAGATGAATTTGAAACTACTCTTCAATTTACTAATCCAACCGCAGATAGAACCATTACAATCCCTGACGTAAATGGTACAGTAATTACAACTGGTAACCTTTCAGATATTACAGCCCTTGGAATATTTAGTTCAACCATTACAATGGAAGGAACAACACCAAATGATTTTGAGTTAACACTTTCTGCAGGAGATCCAACCGAAGATCGTACAATTACTTTTCCAGATGCTAGTGGTACAGTAATTACAACTGGCAACCTTTCAGATATTACTACTACTGGAGTATTTTCTGGTCAGATTATACTTGAAGGTGCAACACCAAATGATTTTGAAACTACCGTTCAAGCACAAGATCCAACCGCAGACCGTACCATCACTCTTCCAGATGTCAGCGGTACAGTAATTACAACTGGTAATCTTTCAGACATTACAGCCGTTGGAATACTCACTACAGCAGTTGTTTTTGAAGGTACTACAGCAAACGATCATGAACTTACTCTTGCTGCAGGAGATCCAACTTCTGATATAACTATTTCATTTCCTGATGCAGCAGGAACACTTGTTGTCGATACTGCTACACAAACCCTTACTAACAAAACTTTAACAAGTCCACAGGTAAGCAACTTAATAATTACAGATGGAAGCATTGTTCTTGAAGGATCTACAGCAAATGATTTTGAAACTACATTAACTGTTACCGATCCAACTGCTGACAGAACCATCACTCTTCCAGATGCTTCAGGAACAATTGCTTTTACAACTGATATTACAGTTAGCGCAACATCAACAAATACATTTTCTAACAAATCTATTTCTTTAGCAACAAATACTGTAAGCGGAACAACAGCCGAATTTAATACTGCCCTTTCAGATTCTAACTTTGTTACCATTGGAGACACTGGAACAGTTACAAGCACAATGATTGCTGATGGAACTATTGTTGATGGAGATATTAATGCCTCTGCAGCAATTGCTCAGTCTAAAATTTCTGGATTAACTACAGATCTTGCTGCCAAAGCACCTCTAGCAGATCCAACATTTACAGGAACAGTATCTGCAGCAAATTTAACACTTAGTGGAGATTTGACTGTAAGTGGAACTACAACAAACATTAACACAACTAATTTAGTTGTTGAAGACAAGAATATAGTCCTTGGAGATGTAACATCACCAACTGACACAACAGCAGATGGCGGTGGTATTACACTTAAAGGCGCAACTGATAAAACCTTTAACTGGGTTGACGCTACAGACGCTTGGACATCTTCCGAGCATATTAATTTGGCATCTGGAAAATCACTTTATCTAAACGGTACATTGTTAAAAGATGTAGCAGAAACCTTAACAAACAAAACCTTAACAGCACCTAAAATTAATTTAGGACTTAATGCTCAAACTGGAACAACATACACACTTGTTTTAGGTGATGCTGGAAAAGTTGTAACAGCCTCTAATGCTTCAGCAATTACAGTTACTATTCCACCATCAGGTGATGTTGCTTACGCAACTGGATCACAGATAACTGTTCTTCAAAAAGGTGCAGGCCAAGTTACTTTTGCAGAAGGCTCTGGAGTTACTATTAGAAGCACTGGCGCAACCGCCGATGCTCCAAAACTTCGTGCTCAGTATTCTTCAGCAACATGCGTATATGAAGGTTCAGATGTTTGGTACGTTGTAGGAGATATTAGTTAATTTAACTAAAGAATGGAAAGGGTAGGTTAATGGCAACAGATATTCTGGGTACCATTAGTTCCTCTGCGAAGGGTGCTCCTGGCATCCCAACAATTGGAACAGCAACTGATGTGGGAACATCTCGTGCATTCAACAATGGTGCTGCCACTGTAGCCTTTACCGAAGGAGCAGGAGCACCTGCAACATCTTTTACAGTTACATCATCACCAGGAGATTACACAGCAACTGGCTCTTCTTCACCTATAACAATTGAAGGATTACAATCCAATACATCTTATACATTTACCGTTAAAGGAAATAACCTATCAGGTTCATCACTTGACTCATCTGCTTCTAACTCTATTACAGCAACAACGGTACCAGCGACACCTTCAGCACCAACTGTAACAACTTCAGCGTTAAGTGATGCTGTTTCTTGGACTGCCCCTGCAACTGGGGGTAAAGCAATTACTGGATATACTTGGGCATCTTCTGATGGAAAAGGCGCTACAGTAGGTTCAGGAACAACAAGTGTTAATGTTACTCAAGAAGCACTTACATCACAAACTTATACAGTTTATGCAACTAACGATAATGGTAACTCAGGAACTTCAAATGCATCAAGTAGTGTAACTACCCCGCCATTTTTTCCACCATTCTTCCCACCTTTCTTCCCATTCTTCCCACCATTCTTCCCATTCTTCCCACCATTCTTCCCATTCTTCCCACCATTCTTCCCATTCTTCCCATTCTTCCCACCTTTCTTCCCATTCTTCCCACCTTTCTTCCCATTCTTCCCACCATTCTTCCCATTCTTCCCGTACTTCCCACCACCGTTCTTCCCATTCTTCCCATGCTTTACCACTTTCTGTTAGTTAATTAAAAATAAAATAATACTAAGAGTAGTAAAAAATAATATAAATTAAATATTTTTTACTACTCTTATTGTTTTATAGATAAAGTGTTGTTTTTGTTTTTTTGTGATACAATATAATAAAGAAACGGAGATGTATTAAATGATATATGAAGATGAAAACCAAATACCATGGTTTACTAAAGATAGATCAGAAACATCAACAAACAGATATCCATCAAAAACTATAAATGGTAATATTGTAGTTGAAAATCCAGAGTTAGGTATAAATTTATATAAAAATGTATTTTCAAAAGAAGATTCTGAAAGATATATAAAAATACTTGAGTCTAATTTAAGTAATGGCGGTAAGTATAAATGGTCAGATGCAACAGTTACAAACTCAGAAAAACCAATTAAAAAAGCAAGAGATTGTGTTGATTTTAGATATAAACAAGAAAATTTGGGTCCAAGAGATGAGCATAATTCTGAACTTATTGATTTACATGAAGAAATATATCAAAAATTAAAAATTTGTGTTGATGATTATGCAAAATATTGGGGAATTAATGTAATTTATTATGAGGCATTTAATTTTGTAAAATATGAAGGAGAAGGAAAACATTTTAATATTCACGCTGATCATGGACCAGCATATAATTGTACAGTTTCTGCTGTAATATATATTAATGAAGACTATGAGGGTGGAGAAATTAAATTTCCAAGATTTAATGACTATACCCATACTCCAAAAATAGGAGATATTTTGCTTTGTCCATCTAATTATATTTATGAACATGCTTCTTTGCCAATGAAAAGCGGGACAAAATATTGTGTTGTAGTAATGACAGATATAAATGAATTAGGACATAAGTAGTGTCCTTAGTTGCTAAATTTAGATCATTTCGTCCATGGTTAAATAAAGAAAGCATCTCTGTTCCAGTTCCAACACAAGAAGTAATTCCTAAATGGTATAAAGATGCAGATAGATTTGCAAAAATGCCAAATGGAGAATACTATAAAGCGCCACCAGAAGTTTGCCCATTTCCAAAACCAGGAACCAAAGATGATCACGGAAAAATTCCAACATGGAAAGCCTGTCCAGCAATTTTAGATGCATTTATGACAGGATACATTTTTAAAACTCCTTGTGATTTAACATTTTTTAAAAATTCTAGAGGTATAATTGATGTTAAAGTAGATGATATAAAGTTTAAAGATTTTTGTAGTGCAAGACCAGCAATGCCACAATTTGAACATCCAAAAGGATTTTATAAGGATCATTTTGCTTGGATGCCAGATTGGGGAGTAGAACTACCAGAAGGCTATAGCGCTTTATTTATGACGCCCATGAATAGATTTGACTTACCCTTTATAAATACTACTGGTATTGTAGATTCAGACAAGGTTCATCTTTTAGGTAGTTTTCCATTTTTTATTGCAGATGGTTGGGAAGGAACCCTGCCTGCAGGAACTCCTTATCTACAAATTCTTCCATTTAAAAGAGAAGATTGGCAACATGAAATTGATATTTTAAATCAATCAGAAATGTATGATAAAATGGTAAATAATGCAAGTTTTTATAGACAGCCTGACGGCGGGGTATATAAAAGTAAAGTATGGACAAAAAGAGAATATAAATAGGGGGATAAAATGCAAACATGGACAGAAAAAGAAAGTCTTGGACAGGGAATAACCTGCTATCGTGGAGTAATAAAAAAAGAATTTGATGTAATTAATAGACTTGAAAGCACTTTGGGTTCTGTTGCTGGGTATGGAGAATTATCATCAGAAGGAAAAAGATACCATTGGATGCCAGCATACGTAGGTTATCAACAATTAATGCCTGACTATAGAGATTGTGTAGATTTTAAATTTAAAAAAACTGATATAGAGCAAGATACAAGTGAAGACTCACTAAAACTACAAGCACTATGGCAAGATGTTTATGATGCTCAAGCAGCAGCCGTTGAAGACTATAGACGAGACTACAACATCATGCAATTAAAATATTGGGAGGCTTTTAATTTTATTAAATATGGTCCAAAACAACATTTTAAAGAACATCACGATCATGGGTATTCTTATAATTGCACAGTTTCTTTGGTTGCATATATTAATGATGATTATGATGGTGGAGAACTATACTTTAGGTTGCAAAATTTAAATATTAAACCAAAGGCTGGAGATCTTTATATATTCCCTTCTAACTTTATGTATCCACACCAAGCAATGCCTGTCCATTCTGGAACAAAATATTCTATTGTAACAATGTTGGACTACAGTAAAAAATATCATACACCAGACATGTATGATCCAAAATGGGATAATGAATAGTGTTAAACATATCAGTTGAAAAAACGTCTGGGTGTAAATTTGTTATTGCTCCAATGTCAATTAAAAGAGATTGGATGGACAATACATCAGAAAAACATGCATATAGGTGTTTTCCAGTAACTCAAGCCAATGTTGTTGGATGGAGTCTTTCTTGCCTAGAAGATATTAATTTTATTTGGGATGGGGTAAATGATCAAACCGACAAACATGTTGAAATATTTAGCCCTTTAGGATCTTATGCTGGACGAGGACAGTCATCAATAAGTTTAAATACTGGCCTAGTTTTTAAAACAGATAATGATGTAAGCATTCTTACAATAAATCCAGTTAATTATTTTAATGAAGATTTTGAAACAATGTCAAATTTGATTAGTACTTCTTTTTATGATAATCCATTACCTTTAGCAATTAAGGTAAAAAAGGCAAATGAAAGAGTAATAATAAAAGCAGGAACTCCACTAGCCACTATAATTCCAATATCTTTAACAAATTTAAATAATTCTACCATTGAAATAGTTGAATGGAAAGACGAAGAAAGATTAAGAACAAATGCAAATATTTCATATGGTGAAGAAGCACAAAAAATAAATTCTAAGGGTGGTTGGACTGACTGGTATAGGGATGCTGTAAATGAAAAAGGAGAATCTTTAGGTAATCATGAAGTTAAAGTTTTAAAACTTTACGTAAATGATCAATTACCAAATACAACACTATGAGTGAATTAAATACATCAAATACAAATATTATTAATGAATATCTTAATAAAATTAAAAATGAAAAGGTATATCATTATTTGTTAACAGTACATAGAGATGAAGAAGAGACAATAAGATCTGTTGTATCTTTTTATAGTTTAGAAGAGGCTATTAAAGGATATGAAATGTATCAAGATGCAGGATTTGCAAAACAACATCAAACAATATCTTTATATTATCCAAATGGAAAAATTGATAGTAAAATATTAAGAAGAAATCATGCTGGAGATCCATCTTTTGTTAGGCAAAACTATATAGACACTGTTGAGGCATTACATTCAATTAAGAATAAGTTAAATAAAGAGGATTATGAAGAGTTATGTATAAAAATTGTAACCTCATTTGCACAGGATAATTGGAGATTTGATCCAAATAGATTCTTAAAACAATTAGAAATAGAAAGGGAGTTATAGGAATATAAAACCCTATGATATAATAAAATTATGGATAAAGAACAAGCATCTGTCGTATTTAGAAAGCCTTCAATGACACCTTCTGGCTGGTTTGGAAACAGTAAAGACATGATTGTTGAGTTAGAAAATTTTATGACTCAAGAAGAAATAGATTTTTTAGAAAAGGCTGCTAAGTCAATAAAAATTTGGGATGTAACACAATCACATGTTAACGAAAATGGCACAGTTGTATACGATTCTGATTATTGGAAAGACAGAGTTGCAACCTCTCCAACATTAAATAAAAATGATCCCGCAATTGCACCAGTTATTGCTGGGCTATTTCAAAGATTACAACCAATTGTTGAAAATTTTTATAAGGTTAAAGTTATTCCTACTGGCACAACTATTGTTAGATGGCTTCCAGGTCAATTTCAAAATCCTCATGCAGATAAAGAATTACATGAAGGACCAGATGCTGGACTTCCTAACGATTTTCCAAATTATGATTTATCAAGTTTATTTTATTTAAATGAAGATTATGAAGGAGGAGAATTGTATTTTCCTAACCAAGGAGTTAAATTTAAACCTAAAAAGGGTGCTGCTTATTTTTTCCCAGGGGATATGAACTATATTCATGGAGTAGCAGAGGTTAAAAGTGGTATTAGATATACTTGTCCATTTTTTTGGGAAATTATAGAACATACTGGAGACAGAAAGCCATGAATTTAAATAATAAAAAAAGATTAACAAAAGATATAGTTATTTACGAAAATTTTATTGATCCAGAAACTGCTACAAAACTTGTAAAGGTTTTAAACAAGCATGCAGAACTTGGACTAATTAAGTGGATGCCTATATCTTTTTACGAGTCTTATTCTTCAGTATTACCACAAGACAATGATGAGCATATAGATAATGAGGGATTGCCAAGTGATATATTTTCACAAATAAAACAAGGTATTATTAACGCCGTTGCAAGTGTTCACGACCTTGACCCAAAAATAATTTCTCAAATTGGTTATCACACACAAAAATGGGAGCCAGGAGCATATGCAAGAAAACATTCTGACAACACAGACGAACATGGCCACTCTGGTGCTTTTACAAGAAGTAGATATGCAGCCTTTTTATATTTAAATGATGACTTTGAAGGTGGAATGTTGCAGTTCCCAGATCAAGAAATAAGTCTGCAGCCTAAAGTTGGAATGCTTGCTGCATTTGATGGTGGATTTAACAACATGCATGAGGTAACACTTATTACTAATGGTGTTAGATATACGATAGGTTCTTTCTGGGATGACAGAGAAGAGTCTGACTATCCCCAAGAACTAAGAGATGCCTGGGCAGCAGAAATGAAAGAAACTAGGGCAAAGCAAGAAGTTGAAAGAGCAGAATGGCAAGAATTGCTTAAGCAAGGGTGGAAGATAGACATGTATGGAAATAAGTATAAGCCAGAGGAGACACAAAATGATTAATGACCTTAAACAACTATTAATAAAAAATAATTACAAGTTTGAAGAAATAACAGATGAAATATTATTAATTAAAAATTATCCATTAAAAGAAGAACTAGATTTTATATGGAGTAAAATTAATGAAGCATCTCAAGCAGATTGGGAAATAGAGTATTTGTCTAATTTGCCAAGATTTTGTATGGAAAAATTTGGTAGAGATGATGTTGAAAATCTTGTTGCTGAAGGAAAGTTTGAAATTACTCAAAATTGGGCTGATAAAAATTTAAATATTTCACATTACGAAGAGTACAAGCCTTTTTATAAAAGACTTAATGATATGGTTGTAGAGTTAGATTCAAACACACATTTAAGTGGTTTTGCCACTATTCAAAGAATGCAACCTGGAGTTGAACTAAAATCCCATACAGATCAACGTACTGATCCATCAATTAAATACGCTACAATATTATACCTTAATGATGATTATAACAATGGAGAATTGTTTTTTGAAAATTTTAATTTAGAATTAAAACCAAAACCAGGAGAACTTTTAATTTTTCCAGGAAATGAAAAATACGAGCATGGAGTAAGACATGTTGGAGAAGGACCAATAAGATATGTTTTGGTTGGCTTTATAAAAGAGGTAGACCACTATCTTAAAAATAAATACTAAAGGAGATACACCATGAACAAAGAAATACTTGAGGAAAAAGTCTACTACTATACAAATGTAATAGAGGATCCTAAAAAACTTGTAGAAGCAATTGAAAACGACAACAAGGATCCTTGGGGTGAATGGATGGCTTGTAGTGGACAGGCATATGTGTATGGAACAGATAAAACAATTGCATTAACTGAAAATGCTGATGAAAAAAATAAATATATTTACAATACCTTACAAAAAGCATTTGATGATGTAGCAAGAGACTATGCTAAGGCACAAGGAATTGCAGATGAGCCAAAGTTATTTCCTCAATATCCAATTAAAAAGTATATGCCTGGAACATATATGGGGGCTCATTTTGATCAACAAGAAGGTGATGAAAGACTTAAGGTTTCTTTTGTTATGTATTTAAATGATGATTACGAAGGTGGAGAAATTTCTTTTACCATTGCTTCTCCAGAGGGAGTACTATCTCAACCTAGTCCAGAATCAGATTTTGAACAGGCAAAAGATAAAGGAAATTATAGTTTTTACGTAAAGCCGAAGGCAGGAAGTATTATTGTTTTTCCTCCTTCACCACCATATCACCACACAGCACACTTAGTTAAAAGTGGCGAAAAGATAATGGTTCCGCAACACTGGATTCACTAGGTCAATATAGTTGAAGACAGCAATAGTAACTGGTGCCAGCAAAGGTGTTGGATATGCGACTGTAAAACTTTTATCTGAAAATGGATATAGGGTTATAGCAGTATCTAGAAATTTATCAAAAATTTCAGAATTAGTTTCAGAAAATGTTGAAACCTATAAATTAGATATAACAGATTTTCCAGAAATAGAAAAATTTTTTGAAATATACAAGGATGTGACTATTGATCTTTTAGTAAATAATGCTGGAGGTGGGGTTAGTCCTACAAAAATAATTAATGAAACTCCAGAAAATTTTAAACGGGCATATGATGTTAATGTAACAGGGCCAATGTATTTATCTCAATTATTTGTTCCATGTTTAAAAAGATCAGAGTCTGCAACTATTATATTTGTAACATCTTTTGGTGGAAAAATCCCTTATTGGGGAGGGGGAAACTACACCAATGCCAAGCGTGGGCAAAGAGGCTTGGTAGACACTATGAGGTTAGAATTTCCTGAATATAATATAAAAATAACTGAAATTTGCCCTGCCACAATTGATACCCAAGAGCAAAAAAGGGTTGACGCTTTATCTGCAGAAGACTTAGCACAAGCAATTTATTGGGTTGGGTCTTTACCAAAACATGTAAACATAAACCAAATAGAGATGTGCAATATTAATAGTCGTAAGTTCTAATAATACTAACAACTTTTGTTTTTTATTAGCGCCTAACTCTAAAGTAAAGATTTAATTTAAAATTTACGCTTATTTTTTATTTTAAATTTATGATATACTAAGAGTACTTTGTAATTATCAAAGTGTTAATAATATTTTTTAATAGAAAGTTGGAAAAATCAATGTCGGATATCTTTTCTTTTCGTTTGTCAGATGAGTTTGTAAACAAATACTCTACGGTCCCAGCACCTTTTGGCTTTACAGACGCAGGATCTAACTCATTAGGGGAGATTACGTTTATACGAACATACTCCCGCATGAAAGAAGATGGAACAAAAGAAAAATGGCATGAAGTTTGTAAGCGGGTAATTGAAGGAATGTACTCAGTACAAAAAAATCATGCTAAAGACAATCGCCTACCTTGGAATGACAATAAGGCACAAAAATCTGCCCAAGAAGCCTTTCAAAGAATGTTTGAGTTAAAATGGACACCCCCAGGTCGTGGTCTCTGGGCATTTGGTACACCTATGACTATGGAAAAGAAAAACTCTGCCTCCCTACAAAACTGCGCTATGGTCTCTACTCGTGACATTGATCGTAATGATCCAGGAGCCTTATTTGCTTGGGTAATGGATGCATTAATGCTTGGTATTGGGGTTGGTTTTGATACCGTTGGTCAAGACAAGGAAATGTCTATTTATACTCCAACAGAACCAGAAAATATTTGGGATATTCCAGATACTCGTGAAGGTTGGGTAGACTCTGTAAGAATGCTTTTAAACTCATACTTACGTCCTAATCAGGCTATACAGAAGTTTAACTATGATCTTATCCGTCCTCTAGGTGCCCCGATAAAAGGATTTGGAGGGGTTGCTAGCGGTCCAAAACCACTTATTGCACTACATAACAAGATAGATAGGGTAATCGGCGGTAGACCAGGAGAAACCCTTGATTCTCGTGCAATAGTAGACATTGTAAATCTTATTGGTACATGTGTTGTTTCTGGAAATGTTCGTCGTTCCGCTACCCTTGCTTTAGGCAATGCTGAAGATAAAGATTTTATTAATTTAAAAAATGCAGAGGTTTTTCCAGATAGAAACTCCT